AACAGCATTAGTAGGATCTGAACTACCGCTATTTAGTGTTTTAACTGCATCAAATACTAAGTTTATGTCACTTCTCACGCTGGCGGCTGAGGCATTGGCAATATCGTAGTCTGAAACTTGAGACATCTATAAAATCTTTTCCTCCATATTACACTCCTTTACCATAACCGACAGCCGTAAATGTAAATCTTCTATCAACACCAGCATTATTTGAATCTCTTATTAATATAGTAAATCCTGTTCCACTTATATTAGATAATGTAACGTATTCACCTGATAATAAGTTTTCGACAGTTACACCTACATTTGGTTTAAAAGCATTCAATCCTCCAAGACCTGCGACACCTGTAAAAAATGGCCTAGCAAATGTAATATTTTTTTGTGATGTTCCTGATTGTTGTGCAGCCATTGATACTGGATTATTAGAATTGCCTGTTAGATATGAATTTTCCGTTCTTGCTGGAAATAAAGCTACAACACCAGCTTGTTGTATCTCTATATTTTCAACCATAGGTTTTTCAGTTGTTAATTCTAATTTAAAAGCAAAAGCCCTTCCTTTAAAAGTACCATTAGATAATGCAGCAAATTTTGTAAATTTTAAAAAAGTATTAGCGGTGTTACTTATAGCTTGATTTAGTAAAGAAGTTAAAGTGAATTTATTTGCATTTGGCACTGTTTGAACTGTATAAAAGGTATTTGTGTTATTTGATGTTCCAAAACTTGCCCTAATATTATCGCCAACTTTTAGACCATGACCTGTTGAAGTGGCAGTAATGACAGTTCCAGCCGTAGTACCATCCTCACTACCATCATCTTGAACATAACTAAAACTTGTTCCATTGGTATAATTTGGAGAGCTATAAGTAGGGTCTATATCTGTAGAAGCTACTAACATTTTACAATTAACTGTATCTGCTGAAGTACCATCAAAATTACCATCAGTTGCATAATCGTCCCAAAAAGACCCTGCTGGTATAAGTTGATCTAAAAAAGTTTGTTTTTGAAATGACCCAGAAGTGTAAAGAAATGTTGGAGCACCACCCGCAGCAGCAGATAATGTTACTCGAAAAAAGTTTGCATCAAGAACTTCTGAAACTGTATATGTACCATTTAAAGGATTACCAGTACCTATAATGATTAGGACAGGATCACCTACGCTTAACAAATGTCCAGCACCAACACGAATTTCAATAGTTAACGCTGGTATTGTTCTACCTGTAGGGCCGGGATTAGGCACAACAGCACTACTTGATGTTTGGTTCACGTAAGCTTGTTGAAATGATTGAGGTAATCGTTGAACTTGAAATCCAACAGACTTTATAAATCTTTTTAAATCCAAAGAATAAACTCTACCTAAATCAAAAGTTGCACCTATAGCTCCAGCACCATCTTGAAAAAAATATGTGCCAAGAGTGATTCCAGTACTTTCTCTAAGTCTTAAAGTATTATTTACAACGCTGGTCTCTACTTTTCTACCGTTATAAGGACTTGATAAAGTATCTTGTCTTGAACCATCACTTAATATAATTTGTGTATCTAAAATATCTGGTAAATCTACAAGAACACTTGCTGACCCAGTACTAAAATTACCTTGATCGTCTTGAAAACGAAGTATGTATTCTCCTTCTAACGCTGGTACAATTTGTTCTGTGCTGTTACCAGGTAATGCTTCAACAAGATCAATCGCATTATTAAAAGTACCAGTGCCATCAGTTAAAGAGCTATGCCTGACATATACCCTGCCACCATGTAGAACATCTGGATCAACAGCTTGATCCCACTTTAATCGCACATTTTTAGCATCTACAGGTTCTAATTGTAAATTTTGTACATTTCCTGGAGGTGCATTTTTACCAACGGCATTAAATGTTAAATCAGTTGATGTTTCTGAAAGTTTTAGTGCAGCATTATATGAAAATACTCTAAATTCATATGTTCCAGCTTCAGTACCTTCTATTTCAAAATCAGGTCTAAATACATCCTGTACTACCCAGTTTGCATTATTAAATCTGTACTGAACTTGATACTGACTTACACCTGTCACTGCCACCCAAGATAAAATTAATTTAACTATTGCAAGTTTGTTTTTTACAATAATTCTTTCTTCTGCAACCAAACCTGATGGTGGTGATTTTGGTTGATTTAATAGTGATAAATTTCTTACAGGTAAAGGTACACCTTCTTCAATATTTGCATATTTACCAGGGATGTAAGTTAATGCTGTGATCGCATAATTAACACCATCTTGCTCTTCTACTGATATAACTCTAAATGTTTGTGGTTCTACACCTCCAGTACCAGAACTAGATAAAATCCATACTGCATTTACACTTGGAACTTGTGATAAAGCAGAACTTAAAGTAATGACATTATCTGTAATACTATTACCAGCAGCAAGTGTTTTTGTTTCTACCTTTCCATCAGGTAACATTACACTTAAAGTTTTATTTGTACCCTGCAAAGTAGATAAATCTTGACTGCTATCGACAGTTATAACAGTAGTTGTTGCACTTTTTACTCTGCCTGATCTTCTTTCAACACTACGCACTGGATCGTTTATAGAAATTACACTTCCAGGTCTTACTATTGCTCCAGCGTCTATAGAAGTTGAAAAACTAACTATTTCTGATTCGTTTTGTTCACTAAAAAGTATTGCTTTTGCCAATCTAATCGCTTGTGTTCTTGATGTACAGCCAAATGCTTGCACTGTCTTTTTAATTATTCCCAGCTTTGCAATAGCAGCAGTATCTTCAAAAACTTCATAATCTATTTCTCTGCTATCCATGTTGAAATACCTTACAGAAATCACAGAATGTCTTTGTTTTAAGCTGCTACCAGAATATGAAAATCCTGCTTCAGTAACATTTGCCAAACTAAATAAGAAACTACTGTCAGTAGGTCGATCTTGAGTAAGGGTTATAGAACCTGTTTGCCATATTGGAAAAGCTCTCATCACACCAGCTAATTCATTTATCAGTTGATAAGCTTCTGCCGTTCCTTGAATTGCAACATTGCAAGCAAACCTAGCTTCTTTTGTGCCATCTTCTAATGTAACTTCTTCATTTGCATATCTTGATGCTTGTACATAACTAAATAAATCAATACTTTCATAAGTCTTTGCATCAGTAGATTGATCTGGTGATATGTGAACACCTAATCCATATCTTTGATTTGTTAAAACATCTAGCAATATCATCGAAGGACAAGTACACCAAACAGCAGCACCCATGGTTCCATTAAATATATAACCAGTTGGATACTGTATTCTTCCTGTATTTATATCAACAGTAGGAGTTCCAGAGTTGTTTGCACCTGCACCTGGTATTCTTACTTTGATACCACGAATACGAAATGCTCTTTGTGGTACAGAACTAAACTGCTCCGAACTTACTCTTAAAGTTGAATATGCACAATCAGGATATGCTTGTGCAGTATATACAACTTCTTCTATTCTTGAAACACCAAACGTATCTTGGATCACATCTGGATTGCTGTCAGCAGTAATTCTTTTTACTCTTATTTTTGCTTGAGTGTAATTAGCATTACCAAAAGTATCATTAGGTAAATTAATTGTATGCTCTCTTGAATACGAATCTTTACTTCTACCTGTAATTGTTTCATCTACTATTGTGGTAAAAGTTCCGTTGTTTGTTTGTAGTTGTATTTGATAATTAACTTCTGTTCCTAAAATATCTCCGTTAGTTTCAAATTTTTGTAATGCTAAAAATTGTATTGTTACTTCTGCTGCGTGTTGTCCTAAAGAAAGATTAGGACTATCAACAAATGATGAGGTGGTAACAACAGCAGAGTTTGTCAGTATAGTATTTGATGTTTTTTGTAAGTTTGCATTTTCTAAATTAGCTACTGGTTTTTGATTACCTTCTCCAAACTTAGGAATAAAAGTAACATCCTCAAAACTAAAATCTGAATCGGTTAGGTTATTTAATTTTGTTGTAAAATTAGTATCGTCTGGACTTACATTTAAGACAGCAGTGTTATCTAAAAAAATATCAGCTAAACAAGCATTATTATAATTTGCGTTATTACGAGCAATTCCTTTTTTAGATGGCGTTGCAAAACCTTCGATCTCACCTTCAGATAATAAATCTTGGATCGTTGCAAACTCTTTACTGTTAAGAGTATCTTCGGCTCTTACTGGTTCTCTTGGTGCTGGTGGTCCTTTAGAACCTCTTATAATTTTACCCATTATGCTTCTCCTGCTACAACTTGTTGTGTATCAATACCTGCTGATATGACTACAGATCCAGTAACAATCTCTCCGTAACATAAAGGTATGCTAGTTCCAGCCCTGTCAGTATTTTGTACTCCCGAAAAACTAAATGAAATGCGTGGATCTTCTTCATTACTAAACTCTTTCATTTGAGGCATAGGAAATAACATATCTGATACACCTTGCAAAACTAAGGCAGCACCAAAATAAAAAGCTCCTTTTGCTAACGCTCCACTAAATGCTAATTGACCTGCATTGATTAATGGTACTTTTGCAATAAAAGCACCACCTGTTAAAAAAGTTGCTCCAATTAAAGCAGCACCTAGTAAAATTTTACCTAATCCTCCTCTACCTCCAGCACCACTTATAACAGGTACAATACTGACACCTTCACTGCCAATCGGATTATGTAATTCATCTTCTCCAATATCGTAATCATTAACAATAACCTTGTAATATCTATCATTCATATGGGCTTCTAGCTGTGGAAAGTTAGTAACTAAAAATTTAACAGCATCAGCAGTAGAATTTATTACGGCATCAAATTCTTTATGACCTACAAAGTCAGCTAACTCACCATATAGTTTAACTTTCTT